GTGTTCACATGATTATTATACCACGCTTTGCTATAAAATACACACAGAAAGAGAACGTCTTAGGAAAGACGTTGCGCTTATATCCCACATGGCTAAAGCCAGGGGTCTTACGCGCATTATGATAAATGTTAAGAGGCCCAAGCGGGTGCAATTCCCGCCCCTGTCAAAAAGATTTTGAGCAAAAAGATTTTGAGCAAAAAGATTTTGAGCAAAAAGATTTTGAGCAAAAAGATTTTGAGCAAAAAGATTTTGAGAATGATTTACTGCCCGCGCTAAGGATCAACGCCATGAAGATTATTATTGCCGGCATGAGCAAAGAGGAACGACAAAAGCCGCGCCCGCCGTGGTGGGTCGGGAAACGCATTGTGTGCCGCCAGTGCAGCGCGATTGTGCAGCTGGAAGCGGGGGACAAGGTGGTGGAGGAAAGCCTCCGCTCCAGCGGCGGACGGGAAGCGCGTGTTGATTGTCCGTCCTGCGGATGTGGGCTTTCCGTTTTCCACTATTTTTCTTGTTTCGGCTCCCCCGAGTAACCGATGGTCTACTAACCGATGGTCTACTAACCGATGGTCTACTAACCGATGGTCTACTTCTTCCCCGATCACGACGAATGCACCCGGCAGTACGTTGTCTTCTGCGACGGACGGCCCATAGAACACGCGCTGCTGGCCGACGAGGAGTTGGGTGTCGTCTACACGTTGACCCACCTGGCCGACGCGCCCTCTGCCGCCGGGACCGTCACGCTTTCCTTCAAAAAGTATACGGGCGTCGTTTGCGTCGTGCCGAAGGTTCTGGCCGGGAGTTTTGGCTGATGCCTAAGCCCGTCGCCCCGGAAGCCGCGTTCCGCGCCGCCCTGCTCGCCGCCGACGCCGCCCTCGCGCTCGCCCTCCTGGGCCTCTTCCGCAAAGCCACGGACGACATTTCGGGCGCGCTGGACGACTTGCAGCGGCAGGCGGAGGAGGCCGCCCGCACGGGCGCATGGACAGCGGGCTGGCTGTACGCGGGGGAGCGGCTGCCCCGGCTGCTGGCCGGGGTGCAGGCCCGCCTCGCCGCCTTCGCCGAGGCCGCCGGGCCGGTGATCGCCGACGCTGCCCACGCCCGCCTGCGGCTGGCCGAGACCCACGCGCGCTTCTACCTCACCGAAGGGCGCGGCCCCGCCCCGCCAAATGCGCTCACGACCTTTAACCGGCTGCACCCTGTCGCCTTCCAAAAGCTGACCGTCTCGCTGGCACCTGGTACTCCCCTGCGCGGCATGCTGGACGCTTTGCCGGAAGACGCGGGCGCGCGCGTCCGTGCCGCCCTGCTGCAAAACAACGCGCTGGGAAACGGCCCGGCCCAGGTCGCCCGGCAGATCGCCCCCGTGCTGGGGGGAACCCTGTCCCGCGCGCTGACCATCGCCCGCACGACTTCGATGACCGCCTACCGGGAGGCGAGCCTGGAAATCTACCGGGCGAACGCGGACGTGGCCCAGGCGTGGTGCTGGACGTGCGACCCCGGCCCGAACACCTGTATCCTATGTTTGATGATGGACGGCACGGTGCATCCGCTGGACGAGGAGTTCGCGTCCCACCCGCGCTGCCGATGCTCACCCCGGCCCGTAACGGCGACCTGGGCCGAGGATAGACTTTTGCTCGGCTTTGATATGTCTGATTTTGACGTTCCCGATGTGGTTGTGAAACCGGCTCAGACGGGCGGCGAGTGGTTCCTCTCGCAATCTGAGGACGTGCAAAAATCCATCCTCGGCCCGGCCAAGTTCGCGGCGTGGAAGGCGGGGGAAATCGCGCTGGCCTCGCTGGTAGGGGAGGCCGACGATCCCAAGTGGGGGCGGGTGCGGTTTGAGAACAATCTGGCGACGGCGAAGGGTAAAAAATAGGGCGCGCGGGTAGTCTTCCCGCGACGCGGGAAACAGGCGACAGCCGCCTTAAACAAAAATAAAGCGCGGGCTTGACAATCACGGGCTTGACAATCTCGTCCGCCTGCTGTATACTATCCACACATTGCCATTTTCACGAAGATTGACTAGCCCCTAGTCACTGATGCCAGGTGCATCATTCCAGGGGAACATAGACAAGACGCTTCGCGACAGGCCACCCGCAAGGGCCGACTGTCGCGGGGCGTCTTTTTCGTTTTCAAAGCCCCGAGCTTTCAAGCCACGCGATTTGAATCCCTTTCCCCGCTGTGTCCAGGAGGCACTTTTCCCGATGTCAGAAGAAGTCGTGCCAGTCGCCGCACCCCAGCCCGCCGAGGCCGCCGGAGGAACCGGAGCCGAGGCAGCGGCACAGTCGCCCGGCCCGGAGCCGGAGACCTTCAGCCTCGAATACGTGCAAAAACTTCGGCAGGAAGCTGCCCAGCACCGCGTCCGCGCGACTGCCGCCGAGGGCCGCGTGACCCAGTTTGAGGAAGCGAACAAGACCGAAGCCCAGCGCGCCGCCGACCGGCTGAAGGCGTTGGAAGACGAAAATAACACGCTGAAGGCGGCCCGTCTGCAAGACGCGCGGGAAAAATCGTTGACCCGCGCCGTGGGGGAAACGAACGCGCTGTACCCGGATTTGATCGTCGCCAAGATCAGCGAGGCCCTGGTCCCGTCCGACCCGAAAACGGGCGAGCCGGACCCCGCCGCCCTGAAAGCGGCACTGACGCAGCTCCAAAAGAGCTACCCCGCCTTGTTCGGCGCGGGGGCGCTTGGCGGAGACGCGGGGGCGGCCCGCAACACCCAGGGCGCTCGCGCCGATATGAACACGCTGCTGCGGAGCTAGACAGAGGCATGAAAAGCCCTTGTGGGGCATGAAAAGCCCTTGTGGGGCATGAAAAGCCCTTGTGGGGCATGAAAAGCCCTTGTGGGGCATGAAAAGCCCTTGTTTGGTTCTCCGCCCAGCCCCTGTTCATCTATTTTACGGAGAACCAAAATGGCTTTTAACAATCTGACATCGCGCACAAACGTACAGGCCACGATCCCGGAGGAAGTCTCCGACGCGATCCTGACCAACCTGACGACGATGTGTGCGTCCCTGTCCCTGTTCAAAAAAATTCCGATGTCCACGAATGTCACGCGGATGCCCGTCCTCTCGGCCCTGCCCACCGCCTACTTCGTCAACGGCGACACCGGGCAGAAGCAGACGACCGAGCTGGCGTGGAGCAACAAGTACCTCATGGTCGAGGAGATGGCCGTCATCATGCCCGTCGCCGAGAGCGTCTACGAGGACATGACCTTCGACCTCTGGGGGGCCGCGCAGCCGCTCATCGAGGAAGCCGTGGGCCGCGCCCTGGACGCCGCCATCTTCTTCGGCGCGGGCAAGCCGACCTCGTGGCCCGATGCCATCGCCGTCGCTGCGAAGGCGCACGGCAACACCGTGACACGCGGCACGGCCCCGCAGGCCCAGGGCGGCATCGCCGAGGATTTCAATCAATTGCTGGCTAAGGTGGAAACCGCCGGCTACGCCGTCAACGGCTTTGTGCTCCCCAATACCTACAAACGCTACCTGCGCGGCGCGCGTGACACGATGGGCCAGAAGCTGCTGGACATCAACACCAACACCATTGAAGGCTCGCCGCTGAATTATGCCATGCCCGGACTGTGGCCTGCGGGCCTGGGCGCGGCGGAAGTCATCGCGGGCGACTTCAGCCAGGGCATCCTCGGCACGCGCAAGGACATGACCTGGAAAAAGTTGGACCAGGCGGTCATCCAGGACGGCACGGGCGCGATCATCTATAACCTCGCCCAGCAGGACATGATCGCCATCCGTCTGACGTTCCGCATCGCCTTCCAGGTCGCCAACACCATCAACTACCAGCAGCAGACCGAGGCCAACCGCTATCCGTTTGCGGTGCTCCAGTCGCCCTAACCTGCGTCGCCCTAGTCTGTACGCCTGAGAGGTCCGTCCATGACCGAAGAAGACGCCCGCGCTCTGGCCTACATGCAGCAGGAAGCGAACCGCGCGCTCACTCAGGCGGCGCTGGCAAGACTTCTCAGCGGTTCACCCGCCGCGTTTCTTCGGCTTCGGGCAAAACAGGAGCCGATTTTGAACAAGGAGAGAAACTATGGCCGATCAGACGACCCCGACGAGCACCGACGCCAAAACAACACCTGATACGAAAGCACCTGAAGCAGCAATACCTATAGCAGCAGCGCCTACAGCAGCAGCGCCTACAGCAGCAACACCTGCCGCCGCGCTGCCGCCCAAGCCGGAGGAAGTCGCCGCGAAGCCGCCCACTCTCGCCGAGCCGAGCGCCCAGACCTCCGCGCCGGACGGCAAGTTGCCGGACGCGAAAAAGGACGCGGGCGCGGCCCAGGTGCAGGCAAAAAAGGACGCTGAGGACCAGGTGGGGTTTCGGGGCACGATCCCCGACCCGACGCCCCGCGAGAACTACACCGTCAGCGGCGTGACGCAGGGCTTGCCGACGCCGGAAACCAACCCGGAACAGGCCAAAGCCGCCCTGCGCGGGCGCTAGTTTCCTTCAGAAGTAGGCCAGGTGCATGACCGAAGATGAGGCCCGCGCGCGTATCCGGCTGCTCGTCAAAGCCGACCAGTACCCAAAACTCAGCGGCGACGAGGTGGAGATGCTGGTCGCCTCCGCCCGCCGCGCCGACCACTGGGGGCGCGCGCCCTCGGACCCTCTCTGGGAGCCGACATGGAACCTGAACTACGCCCTGTACCGGGGCTGGGAACAGAAACAGGCGGGCTGCGCGGGCCATTACGACATGCAGGAGGCGGACCAAAGGCTGTCCCGCTCCCAGGTCTTTGAGATGTGCGGCAAAATGGCGCTCCAATACAAAAACAAGCTGTCCGGCTCGGTGACGGCCCCGGCCCCGGCCCGCGCCGCCTTCCCGCTCCTGCCGATCCCTGTCGCCGTCTCGGACACGGACAACACGGCTTAAAAGGGCAGGGTTTTAGGCCATGTTTGAGCCGATGGACGCGCAGGAACTCGCGGACGCGCGGGCGGCGATGGAAGAGTCCCTTGTGGACACGGCGCAGGTCCTGGTCTATACCAAGACGAGCAACGGGCGCGGCGGCGAAATCGTCACCTACCCGCCCGGCCCGACCTATCCGGCCCGTCTTGCTCCGTACCGGCCCCGCCCGGAGCAGGTGCAGGGCGACCAGTTGCAGTCAAGCGCCGCCTTCCGGCTCCACCTGCCCCACGGCGCGGCCCTCACCGCCAAAGACCGGGTGCAGATCACGGGGGGCGACTACGGCGGCGCTTACGAGGTGGAGACGCCCCTGCCGCGCACGACCCAGCTCTGCCTGAGCGCGGTCGTTATCAAAATCGGCCAGCAGTAAGGTCCGGCCAGTAGCCGGAGAGGTTTCTGATGCTGACACTCAGCACGAAGGTGCTCCATAACAATTTAGGACGGGTGACCGGGAGCGTCAAAGAGCGCGCCGCGCAAGTCGTGCGAAAGACCGCCCTGGACGTGGAAGCCGACGCCAAACTCCGGGCCGCCGTGGACACCGGAGCGATGCGCGCCTCCATTTACACCGTCGCGGAGGGTCACGGCGGCGCGGGGCAGGCGGGGGAAGACGCTTCTGCCGCCGACCCGAAGGCGGAGCTATTTGAGCCGGTAGAACCGGACGCAGCCCACGCGCTTCTCGCCTTGGTCGTAGTCGGCGTCCGGTACGGTCTGTGGGTGGAGCGGGGGACGGCGCGGCAGGCCCCGCAGCCGTTCTTGCAGCCCGCCGCCGCCGCGCACGCGGAAGACTACGAGGCCGCCATGCGGCAGGCGGTCGCGCAGGCGGCCCAGGACTAGCGATGGCGAGCGAACTCAACCCGGTCGCGGCGTGGATTTACGAGCGGCTCGCCCACGACCCGGACGGCGTGGACGGGCGGGGGCGGGCGTACCGGGGGCTGGACAGCCTGGTGGCGGGCCGCATTTACGAGATGCGCGTGCCCCAGGACGGCGGCTTCCCCTGCGTGGTCTTCGCCTTCCACAGCGGGCGGGACCGGCGGGGGACCGGCGGGGCGCGCGTGTGCACCCGGCTTCTGTACCAGGTCAAGGGGATTGACGTCGGCGAGGACTTCACCGCCGTCGGGCGGATCGCCGACCGCATAGACGCCCTCTTGCAGCAGGCCCAGGACCGGGACGACCCCACCGTGATCGGCGTGTCCCGCACGGACCCGGTGCAATACATGGACGAGGCGGACGGCGTGGAGCACGTCCACCAGGGCGGCATGTATTCCGTCTTCGCCTACACGCAGGACTGAAGACACACGCAGGACTGAAGACACACGCAGGACTGAAGACACACGCAGGACTGAAGACACACGCAGGACTGAAGACCCTGGACTGAAGGCCCGGAGGAGGCGCGGTGGCGCGAACATACAGCCTGTACCGCGCCTCGCAGCCCGGCGGACCGTTCTCGCTGGTGGTGAGCGGGCTGACGACACCGGCCTATGCCGGGACCGGCGAGCCGTCTGGCCGGATCGTCTACTACTACGTCACCGCGACCGAAAACGGGCAGGACAGCGCGCCCTCGGCGACCGCCGCCGTCGCGATGATCGACCCGACGGCGCTGACCGCGACGGGCGGCACGGGCGTGAACCACATCCGCCTGTCCTGGACGCCGGTGTCCTGCGCGGCGAGCTACCGGGTGTGGCGGCTGAACCCGGACATCGGGGCCTTCGTGCGGATGGCGGAAACGTCCGCACTGAGCTTCGATGACTACGCGACCGAGAACGACGTCCGCTACCAATACATCGTGACCGCGCTGGGCACCGCGTCTTCAGGCCCGGACGTAGCGGAAAGTTCGCCGTCCAACGTCGCTGCGGCGACACTTTCGCAAGGGGGGATTTACAGCATGGCACGCGCTTTCGTATACCAGGGCATCCAGGTCGGGCGGGAAACCACGCCGGGCCTGCTCGTGCCCGCCACCATCCGCCTGAAAAACATGGAGATGCAGCCCAAGCAGATCATCCCCAAAAAGGGTGTGCGCCATAGCGGTTCCAAAGCCTACACGGACGGGCAGGTCGGCCACGAGCACACGGAAGCGTCCTTCACCGGCGCGATGGACTTCAACCTGCTCTACCTAGTCCTTTCCTCGCTGTTCGGGGACGTGGCCCCCACGACCGTGGGCGTCGCCGGGCGGCAGCGGCTGTGGAAGCCCTCGCCGGTCCAGCCGGGCGTGCAGTCCACCCTGACCTTCGAGCAGGGCAGCGCGCGCGGGGCGGAGAAGTTCGGCTGGGGCTTTGTCGGCGGCTGCCACCTGACCTGGACGCCCGAAGACGCCAGCATGGACGGGCAGATATTCGGCACGAGGCTCCAGCGGAACATCACGATGACGACCCCGCTCCCCGTCCTCCCCCCGCTCGCCGTCAGCCCGGTCGCCCTCAGCGTGTGGCTGTCCACGGATGGCGGCGTGACCTTTAACCAGCTGAACAAAACCCTGGACGGCGAAATCCGACTTCTGTCCCTGTGGAAGCCCGTGTTCCACGTCACCGACGCGACCTCCTCTTACGACGACACTGTGGAGCTTGCGCCCGACTTCGGCGCGAAGATCACGACGGAGGAGGGCACGGAAGCCGACCTCTACATGGCCCGGCTGTACGACAACCAGGTGGTGCATCTGGGGCTGAAGGCGACCGGCCCGATGATCGAGGCCGGGACGCCCAACATCTACCACCAGTTCAAGGCGCAACTCCCCGTCCGCGTGATGACCCCGGACCCCGGCAACAAAAACGACGTGTACGGCAACACGTTCACCTTTGACATCGCCGACGATGAGAACTTCGGCCTGGGGCAGTTCAGTCTGATCAACAAGATTTCCACCCTTTAGCAAGATTTCCACCCTTTAGGCGGTGGTGAGGGGTATCCGCGATGTCCTGGCTGAGTAATCTTTTGTCCCATCAGGGGCCGCTGGGCCGGTCCCTCAACAAGCAGGCCGCGCAGTCCCAGCCTCTTGTGCGGGCGATTGCCCGCAGCAAGGTGGATGGCGCAATACGCAACGCATGGGGGGTGCTCAGGCTTGGAGCCACGCGGACGGAGACTGCAAACCAGGTGGCGGACTTTGTGCTGGCCCAGATTGGCCCGGAAGGGCAGGCGCTGGGGGAACTGCTCCTGCGCGGCTATATCACGGACGCCTTCCGCACCCTGAGTACTGTGTCCCCCAATGCTGTCAGCGAATACGTCCTCGCCCGATTGGGGCTGAATTAATCTGGGGCTGAACTGAACGCCTGAAAACTGACTGAAAGAAAAACATCATGCCGATCAAACTGAAGAAGCTCAACGGCGGCGACAAATCGCTTGCCATCCCGTTCGGGGAGGGTGAGACCCTGAACGTGGTCTACTCCAGAGCCGACTACACGCCCAAATTGGAAGCAGAGATGGAGGAAGTGCGGCGCTCGCGCCCCGGCCATTCGCTCGCCCTGATGCTGGGAAAAGTGCTGCGCTCGTGGGACGTGGTGGACGACGACGGCAGCCCCGTCCCCCTCAGCGCGCAAACTCTGGACGAACTCTTGTCCATTGAAGCGCAGGCCAAGATCGTGGAAGCTCTGGCGGAGGACCAGCGCCCAAACGCGACAGCGTCCGACGGCTCCGACGATACCTTCTAACCGGCGGGCGGTCGGGCGAAATCCCGGACTGGTTTCTGCTCCTGGAAGCCGCGCACTATTGTCACTGCCCGCCGTGGGAAATGGAGCAAATGCCGTCCTACTGGCGCGATCACGCCATCACCGTGATGGGCGTCAAGCGGTCCGTGGAGGCCGAATTGGAGCGCCGCGCCGAACACGACGCGCGCGCCCGAAGCCGGTAGCCGGGTCGCTGCCGGCTCTTGCCTCTTTTGAGCGCTGCTCTTAGGCTCTCAATCTCTTAGGCTCTCAATCTCTTAGGCTCTCAATCTCTTAGGCTCTCAATCTCTTAGGCTCTCAATCTCTTAGGCTTTCACCATGCCAATTGAGGTAGCACAGCTTCAGGTCGAGATCGGCGCGGATGTTTCGGGCTTGGACCGGGGCATGGCGCAGGCCGAAACGCGGCTGGTGCGGTTCGCCCGGACGACCGGGGAGCAGGCGAAGTCGTCCCAGGCCGCCTCCTCGGACGCCTGGAACGCCATGTCGCGCGACGCCTCCCGCGCGGCGGGCCGCGTGCAGGCAAGCCTCGCCGGGGGCTTCACCGGGGCGGCGCGCGCGTCGGGCGACTCCGCGACCCGCTGGGGCCGGTCGCTCACGGACGCGGCGGCGCGCGGCGAGACCGCCCTCAAATCCCTCGCCTCCACCTCCCGCGTCGTCTTTTCCGGCATGACGGCGGACGCGGCAAAGCTTTTGGCCGAAAATGAGGCCCTGGCCCAGTCCCAGGCCCGCGCCCTGGTCGCCGCCACGCACAAGGCGACCGGGGCGACCAATGCGGCGGAGGCGCGGCAGGTCTACCAGCAGCTCGGCCCGGCCCCCGGCGTCCCCCATGTCGCGTCCCAGGCGGCCTACGAGGCGGCGACGAAGACGATCCAGGCCGCCCCGCAGCGCGCGGAAACGCTGTACCAGCACGGCGCGGTCTCGCTGCCCGACTACCGCGCGGCCCTGGTCGAGCAGCAGGCCGCGCACGAGGCGTTCTCCGAGGAGTGGACGGCGGCCACGAACCGCATCGCCCGGCTGGACAAGGAAGCGGCGGCCCAGCAGCAGGCCGACGCCCGCGCCCTCGCCGCCGCCCAGAAGGAGGCCGCCCGCGCCTACGACGCCTCGGTCGCTCAGGAGGAAAGCGCCCAGGAAGCAGCCCGCGCGCGCGGGGCGTCGGCGGCGGCGAAGTATCTGGCCCAGCAGGAAGCGGCAGCGTCGGCGTCCCAGGCACGGATGAAGGCGCTGACCGGGGCAATTTCCGGGGCCGGGAACTTCGCCGCCACGGGCGCGGCGGGCATCACGCTTCTGTCCGGGGCGGCGGCAAAACTTGCCACAGACCTCGACTACTCCCTCACCACCATCCGCAACAACACCACGATGACGGACGGCGACATGAAGGCGATGAAGGCGACGGTGCTCAGCCTCGGCAAGGAGAGCGGCGCGTCCTTTGACGACCTTGCCAAAGGCTTCATGCACGTCTCCAATTTCGGGTTCACGGCGGCCCAGTCCACGGACATCCTGCGCGAAGCCATGAAGAGCGCCGTCGCCACGGGCACGGACGCGGCCTCCACAGCAGACATCCTGGGCAAAACGCTCCACGAGTTCAACCTGCCGGCCGCCGAGGCCGGGCGCGCGATGAACGTCCTGCACCTGTCGGCGGCGCAGGGCAACACGACCCTGGAGCAGTTTGATGCGGCGGCGGGGAAGGCGTTCGCGACGGCGGCGGCCCTGCACGTCCCCCTCACCGACGTTTCGGCGGCGATGTCGGCGCTGACCCGGCACGGCTTTGATGCGGCGGAGGCGGCTACGCAGGTCCAGAACGTGATGGTGCATATCATCAATCCGGCCAAGGACGCCCAGAAAAACATCCAGGCCCTGTCCCAGATCACCGGCGTAGACCTAGCGCGCGACTTTTCGGCGGCGGGCCTGAAGGCGAAGGGATTGAGCGGCGTCCTGGCCGACGTGCAGAAGGCCGTCGGCGGCAACACCGACCTTGTGACCAAGCTCATCCCGGCCATGCGCGGCGGGCAGGGGGCGATGGTCCTGGCGGGCGCGGCGGCAAGGGACTACGGGGACATCCTCGCCAACAACACGGACGCCATGAACGGGAAGACCGACCCTGTCGCCAAAGCGTACAATGACACCCTGAATACCCAGCATCAGCGATGGGCGCGGCTTGTGGACAAGGTGCAGGCGGACTTCCTGCCCGCCGGCGAAAAGGTGACGGCGTTGTTTGAGCGGGCCGAACCCATCCTCCTCAAGTTTGCCGACGCACTGACGAAAATCCTGGACGTCTTCACGCGGCTCCCTGCCCCCGTGCAAGAGGCCGTGCTGGGGCTAGGCGCGCTGAAGATCGCCTCGTTCGGCCTAATGAACCCGTTGGCGGGGGTCGGCGGGGTACTGAGCCGGATCATCGGCCTCCTGGGCAAGAAGTTCGTGGCCGGGTCGGTCGGGGACGCCCTGGCCGGCGGCGGGCTGGCGGCGGGCGCGGGCGGCTTCCTGTCCAAAGCGCAGGGGCTGCTCTCCGGCCTCCCCGCCCGGATCGCGGCGGGCGCGGCGGCGCTGCCGGGCGCGATGGGGCTGGCCGAAGGGGGCCTCGCGGCAGGGGCTGGGTACAGCGGTGTCGGGGGGCTGGGGGCCGGGGCGCTGGGGGCTGGGGCTATCGGCGGCAGTATCCTCGCCCTGCCTGCGCTTGTGGCCGGGGGCGGGGCGCTGGCGATCACCGGGCAGATGAACAAAGGCTACGACGCGCAGGACCGCCTGAACGCCCTGCCTGACTTCGCCCCGCTCGTGAATAAAATGGCGGCTTTGCGGGGGGAACTTTCGCATCTCAGCGTGGGCACAGATGCCTACACCCGGACGCTGCACCAGCTCAACAAGACCGAGGCGGCCTACCGGCACATCTCGGGCGCGGACGCGCACGGGGCCTCGGCAACCCTGGACACGTCCGCGCCCGGCCTCGCCATCGCGCGGGCGGCTTACGAGAAGCAGATGAGCGGCGACTACGCCGGGTACGTCCACCACTGCGAGGAACTGGCCCGCAAAACCGTCCAGACCTCCACCCACGCCTTCGACGGCGTTTTTTCGGGCGCGGGGTCGGCCCTGGAGGCGCTGCACCGGTTCCAGAAGGCGGGGCTGGCGCGGGCGTACACGCCGGGGCAGGCACTGCCCCCCGGCTCGCTGCTGTATTCGGCCACGATGGGGCACGGGTCGGGCCATGTGCAGACCATCGGCCCGCGCGGGGAGCGCTTTGACCAGTACGGCGCGAACCACTTCGCCCCGCAGAACTTCCAGTATTTCGTGCCGCCACCGGGGGTTTCCGTGCCCGGTTCCGCCGCCGCTGCCTCGGCTTCTTCCACGGCAAGCGCGGCGATGGCGGGGCACGGCAAGATCACCGCGAAGATGCTTGCGGACATGACCGCCGCCGACAGCGCGCGCGAAAAAGCCCAGAAGCGTTTGGCCGCCGCCATCGCCAGCACGAACGAGAACCTGGGGAAGCAGATCGCCATCCAAAAGGCGCAGGCGGTGATGGGCGCGGACGGCGACAAGCGGGCCACGCACGTCGCCCAGATCAACTACGAGATGAAGCAGGGCGACCTGAAGGGCGCGGACCCGGCCCAGGCGAAGCACCTGCGGGCTGCCGCGCAGCAGCTTGACAACCTGGAAATCGCGCAGAAGTCCAAAAAGGACGCCCAGGACCTCGCCGGTGCCTACAAAGTGTCGGCGGCGGGGCTGCTGCGGGACATCGCAAAACTCAACGCCGTGCCCATCATGGTCGGCAAGAAGGTCCTGGACGACAGCCGGTACGCGGCCCTCGCCTTTGACCTGTACCACACCGAGGGCAAGAAGGCGGGCGCGGACCTCGTGGACCTCAGTGAAGGCCAGAAGCGGCACCTGCTGGGGCTGGCGCGCACGGCGGACGCACTGAAGGCGGTGAAGAGTGTCACGGACGGCTACCGGGAACGGCTCGTCGCCTTGACCCGCGACCAGAATCTGCACGCGGGCGCTACCGAGATACAGGCGTTTAAGTATGACGCGGTCCGGACGACGGCGGACCTTTCGGTCCTGTCCCTGAAGGGCGTCACGTCCGCCGTGCGCCAGCAGATCGCGGCCAAAATTGCCCTGTCGCAGCAGCAGTCCCGGACGATCCTCGGAATGATGCAGGAGCAGGCGCTCGCCAAAACACTGGTTCTCTTGCAGGAAAAGTTGGCCCTGCTGTCCCTGCCGCGCCCGCAGAGGGCGGTCGTGGAGGCGGCGGGCGGCGCGAAGCAATACGACGACCTGGACGCACAGGGGAAGGCGTCTCTGGGGAGCGCGGTCCACTTCACGAACGTCGCGGCGGGCCTGGACCAGCTTCACTTCGACACGCTCAATCGCCTGCGGGACAGCATGACGCCGCTTGCGACCGAGACGGACAAAGCCACTGCCGCCATCGCAAACCTCCTGGCAAACGACCCCATCGCCGCCAAAACGCCGAACCTCAAAAACTGGATTGACGGCATCACGGGCGCCGCCCGCGCGCTGGACGAGGAGAGCGCGCGCCGGGGCGCGTCCGCGCAGAGCATCCCGCTGCTGAATGATATCGGCGACCTGAAGGCGAAGCTCGCCGGGACCTATGACCCGGCAAAGCAGGCCGGGGTCGAGTGGGTGCGCCAGAACCAGGAATGGATCGCGCAGCTTGACCAGATTTGGGGATCGGACAAGACCGGGCAGTTCGTCCAGAACATGCAGTCGCAGATGCAGGACCGCTTCCATCTGGGCGTCCAGGTACAGAACCTGGAGAAGTATAACGCGGCCCTCGCGGACCTCCAGAAGCAGGCGTTGCAGATGCGGGCCGCCAATCCCTTTGAGGCATGGAAGGCAAGCCTGCTGGAACTTGATCCGGCCACGCAGAAGCTGAAGATGCCCTACACGGACGCGCAGGCGAAGAACCTGTACGACATCCAGCAGAAGATGGCGCTGGCTCATCAGGCCGCGCAGGGCATCACGGACGTCCTTTCGGGGGCCTTCACCGCCGCCTACGAGCACGGCTTCAAGGGCTTCTTCACCAATGTCCTGGACGGCTTCAAGCAGATGCTGCTCCGCATGGCGACGGAGTATTTGCAGTCCCAGCTTTTGCAGGCTCTGAACCGGAAGCTGTCGGGGGTTTTTGGCGGGAGCAGCGGGGACGGCAGTGTCGGTGGTCTGCTGGGCGGGTTACTGGGTGGCAAAAACAAGGCGAGCGACAGCCACGGCGGGGCGGCAGGAACAGCGTTCGGGGCGTCGGCTGGCAGCGCCCTCGGCAGCGTCCTGGGCGGGTTCATTCCCGGACTTGGCGGGGTCATCGGCAGCGTCATCGGCGGAACGGTCAGCAACGTCCTCGGCGGGGCGATCTCCTCCTCGTCCCCGCTTCACGGCCACGCCATCGCCGCTGCTGCATCCCCCTTGCCTGCCCCCGTGATCTTGCCTGCCCCCGTGATGGCGTTCGCCTTGACGCCCGAAGCCCCGCGCCTCGCGGCCAACCCGACGGCCGTGGGCCGGGCAATCGCCAGCGTCCCGGCGCCGGTCAGCCGGGCGATTGTTTCCGCGCAGGCCCCCTCGGTCGGCGCGCAGGCGGCGGCAGCGCGGGCCGTGGCGGGGGCGGCGGCTCCGATGCTGGGGGCGGCAATCGCGGGGGCGGCTCCGGTGTTGGGGGCGGCAGTCAAAGCCAACATGCAGAGCGCCGTACCGGACTTGACGGGGGCTTTGGGGAAAGTGGCGGCGATGTCTTTTGTCACGGTCGCCCGCATGGACAAGGCCGCGCAGGGTTTCAGTGCCGGGGCCACGGCCCTTGCGGACGCAAGGGCTGTTGTGGACGCAGTGCCGTCGCTCACGCCGCGCGCGATGTCGGCATTCACGCCGCCCGTTGCTCCGGCCATGATCCCTGCTCTCGCGCCGCCCGCAACGCCGGCGCTCGTGGATTTTAAGCCGACCATGCCGGACTTTGCCCGCAGTACCGCCCCGCCAAACCAGGCGGCAGGGCAGGCATATCTCACCGGCGAGGCGGCCCGGCCTGCGGACTTCTCCTCCTCCCAACTGGACAGGACAACGGCGGAGAGCAGCCGGGACCTCGCGGGCGCTCCGTCTTCAGCCGCCCCGTCTTCAGCCGCAGCTCCGGCTCAGGGCGACACGCACTACCATTTCCAGTATAACATCAACACGCCCAACCCGGAAGCATTCCGGCGCTCACAGGCGGTGCTGCTGGCGGAAGCCCACGCCAATGCCAAGCGGGCCGCTTTGAGGAACGGTTAAGGAAAACAATGCCGGTTGATTTCCACGAAGTGCAGCTTTCGCCGAAGGTCTCCTATGGCTGTCATGGGGGACCACGCTACCGCACGCGCGTCATCACGACCGACAGTGGCGGGGAGCAGCGCCTCGCCCTGTGGTCGCAGTCTCACGGGCGATGGACCGTTTCCTTGACCCGGAAAAAGGTTGATGTTGCCGCAGTGCTGGCTTTTTTCCATGCGCGGCGCGGGATGCTGTACGGATTCCGCTTCAAGGACTGGACGGATTACGTCGCGACCACCGAGCCTCTTGTGAACACGGGCGCGGCGACGCTTCAGCTCCAAAAGACCTACGCGGACATCGCGGGCGGCGCAGTGCGGAAGATTGTAAAGCCCGTCGTCGGCACGGTCTCGCTTCAGCGGGGCGGCGCGGACTACCCCGCCGCCGGCAACTGGACCCTGGACGCGACGAGCGGGATCGTGACGCTCACCGCCGCCCAGCCGGGGGCCGTGTTCACCTGGTCGGGACAGTTTGACGTGCCGGTGCGCTTTGACATTGACGACATGGACATCACCCGCGCCGACTGGGACGAAAACAACTGGGACAACATCCCCGTCGTGGAGCTTTTGCTTTGATTTTCCCTTTGGTCCTTGCTTTAACTTTTGCTGTAGGAACCTGCTATGCCGCGAACCCTTAGCCTGGCCCTGGCCGCGCACCTCCAGGGCGCGGCGCTCTCGCTTGCAAACTGCGTCCGCTTGACGACCCGCGCCGGGCGCGTCCTCGGCTTCACGAGCCTGGACGCGCCCCTGACCATCGCCGGAACGCTGTACGAGCCGCAGGGCGGCATTGCCAGCACTTCGCTGAAGCAAGGGGCGGATACGGGCGTGGACACACTGGACTTGTTCGGCCTGCTGACCTCGGACAAGATCACCGAGGCGGACATCGCGGCGGGGGCCTACGACGGCGCGGAGGCCCTGTTTTTCCAGATGAACTGGCAGGACCTCTCGCAAGGCACCCTCGCGCTGCTCCGAGCGCACCTGGGGGAAGTGACCCTGCGCGACGGGCAGTACGTCGCTGAACTTCGGTCGCTGACCCAGCAGCTCAAGCAGTACGTCGGGGACATCACGAGCGCGGCCTGCCGGGTGAAGCGGCTCGGCGACGCGCAGTGCAAGGTGAATGTGGCTGCCTACCGTTTCCCCCGGACTGTGAGCGCCGTCGTCTCCCTCAAAACGCTGACCTTCGGCGGGGACAGCCAGCCGGGAGGCTACTACGATTATGGGATCGTTTGGATGACGTCGGGCGCGAACGCGGGGCAGGCGCGGGAAGTCAAGACCCACACCAATGCCGGCGGGGCCGCACAGGTCGTTCTCCGGTCAGGCTTCCCCTACCCGGTGTCGGTGGGCGACGCGGCGACGCTGGAGGCCGGGTGTGACCGGCTGTTCGGGACATGCAAAACCAAGTTTCGGGACCCGGACCCCTCCGTGCCGGCAAGCCGGGGCAACACCAACAACTTCCGAGGCGAGCCGCATATTCCGGGCAACGACCAGATCATTTGGACCGCGCGAAAATAGATGCTCTCCGAAATAGATGCTCTCCGAAATAGATGCTCTCCGAAATAGATGCTCTCCGAAATAGATGCTCTCCGAAATAGATGCTCTCCGAAATAGATGCTCTCCGAAATAGATGCTCTCCGAAATAGATGCTCTCCGAGAAAGGCAGCAAACGTGGAACCTATCCGAAAACCAAGCGATCTCCCCGGCGACGTGCGGGACGAGGAGGACGAAGCCCTGTCGCATCGCCGCCAGCAGCAAGTGCGCGAAATGACCTGGGAGCATCTTCAGGCCACGCACCAGCGGTTTTTGGGCTACCAAGACAGAGGGGACGACGACAACGCCTACGCCGAAAGCAATTTGTTCATGGTCTGGCTGGACCGATGGGACGGCACCATTGAATAGCGGCACGGAGAATAGCGGCACGGAGAATAGCGGCACGGAGAATAGCGGCACGGAGAATAGCGGCACGGAGAATAGCGGCACGGAGAATAGCGGCACGGAGAATAGCGGCACGGAGAATAGCGGCACGGAGAATAGCGGCACGGACCCCGCGCCCGCCAGGACTGAATGCCGGAAGGTTGAAGGCGCGGAGATCGTTGCGGCGGCGCGCGAATGCCTGGGCACGCCCTGGCATCACGCCGCCCGTCTGCCCGGCGTGGGGCTGGACTGCGCCGGGCTGCTCATCGTGGTCGCCCGGCGGCTGGGCGTACCCGTGGAGGACGATGTCAACTACACCCTCGGCCATGAGTTTGACCGCTTGACCGGCCACCTGAACCGGTATTGCGAGTGTTTGCCCCTTTTGGAACAGCCGCAGGAAGGCGACATCCTGGTTTTCCAGGACCAAACCATGCCGAACCACTGCGGGATACTGGCACGGCCCGAAGGGATAGAAGAAAGGGAAGAAAATGAAGGGGGTCCAGGCGTGGAGAACGCCTGGAGCCTCATTCACGCCTGGCGGTCGGTCGGCTCTGTCGTGGAGCATCCCTTGACGGCGGATTGGTTCGCCCGCATCGTGCGCCATTACCGCTTCCGGCAGGACGCCTTCGACCAGGACGCCTTCGACCAGGACGCCTTCGACCAGGACGCCTTCGACCAGGACGCCTTCGACCAGGACGCCTTCGACCAGGACGCCTTCGACCAGGACGCTTTCAATGACGTCCGGGGGACATCGCCATCGCCACAATAGCGTTAGGTGTCGTTGGAGCGGCAATCGGCTCGTCGTTTGGACCTGGCGGCGCCCGGCTCGGATGGAGTATTGGGACGACCCTCGGCGGCATTATTGATGCCGCCAATCGCCCCGGCATCCACCAGGAAAGCGGCAAGCTCTCCGACCTGCACGCTTCAGGGTCGTCCTACGGCACGGCCATCCCGCGTGTGTGGGGGCGGACGCGCGTGGCCGGGAACGTCCTGTGGGTTGCCAAAGACAAACACGGCAATCACCTCATGGAGCACTCCCAGACCCAGAAACAGGGCGGAAAGGGCGGCGGCGGGCCGTCCACGACGACTTATACCTATACCGCCTCCTGCGCGGTCGGCTTGTGCCGGTCGGGGCGGAACCTGCGGGTCAAAAAGGTGTGGGCGGACGACGTGGTGATCTACGACGCGATCAACAATGTGGACCCGTACCACCTCCGGTTCTACGACGGCAGCGAGGCCCAGCAGCCCGACCCCCTGATCCTCGCCGCAGAAGGCGCGGCCCCTGCCTACCGGGGCTGGGTGTATTTTGTCGCGCAGGACTTGCCGCTGAAAGACTTCGCCAACCGGCTTCCGAACTGGCGGGCGACGATTGAAAGCGACCCCGTGACGGTCGGCAACATCGCGGGCGATTTGGCCCTAGACGTGGGACTTGTGCCCGCCGACCTGGACCTATCCAGGGCAACCGACCCCGTTTCAGGCTACGTCGTCGGCAGCCGCGTCACCGCTCAGGACGCGCTGGCGCCCGTGCTGTCCACCTATGCGTATGACCTCACGGAAGTGGACGGTCTTCTGCGTCCCGTGAAGCGCGGCGGCGCGCCCGTCCTCACCATTGACGCCGCCGACTTGGGAGCGGCCATTTCTGGCGGGGCGTCCGCTTCCGGCGGCGGAAGCAGCGGGGGCGACGCGCCCCGGATTGAAGCCCGCCGCGCGCAGGATGTGGAGCTGCCGGGCCGGATTGACCTGACGTATTTCGACCTGTCCAAAGACTATGAGCAGGGCACGCAAAGCGACGTGCGGCAGACGGCCCCGGTCCAGAACGCCCTCGCTCTGACGCTGTCGCTGTCGCTGTCGGCGACCGAGGCGCGCCAAATCGCCGCCCGTGAGCTAGACACCGCCTGGACCGAGCGCGAGAGCTGCTTGTTTTCCCTGCCGCCGCGCTACGCCGCCCTTGCCCCCGCCGATGTGGTCCTGCTGCCCACCGACTTTTCCGCTTCGCCGGCAGGCCGCGTGCTCCGGCGAGTACGCATCGTGTCCATTGAGATGGGACTGTTCGGCGAGCTTCGGCTTTCCGCTGTCGCCGATGACGCGGACGCGCTGGTCCAGACCGTGCCGGGCGCGCCGCCGGTCCCGACCGGCGCCACCGGGCTGGTGATGGTCCCCACGGATTTTCTCGCGTGGAGCGGGGCCGAGCTTCGCGACCAGGACCAGCTCCGTCCCGGCTTTTACGTCGCGGCCACAGGCGCGGCGGGGTGGAGCGGCGCGGCCATCTTCTATTCTCCCGACAACGGGCAGACCTGGGTTTCGGGTGGGACGGTACTGGACCGCTCGGTGATCGGCATGACGGGGGCGGCTCTGGGCAACGGGACGGACCGGACGGCCTGGGATACGGCAAACGCGGTCGGCGTGGCCTTGCGGCAGGACGGGCAGCTTGGCTCCACGAGCGACAACGACGTGCTGTACGGAGGCAACGCCGCCGCCCTCGGCGGGGAAATCCTCGGCTTCGCGACGGCCACGCTGACCGCGCCGCAAAGCTACACCCTGTCCCGGCTGCGGCGAGGCGTGCGCGCTTCGCCCATGACGGGGCACGTCGCCGGCGAGAGGTTTGCGCTCGCAACGCCTGCTCTGGCGCGGGTCAATGTCCCGGACATCCTGGTGGGGCAGACCGTCCTGGTCAAGTGCGTGTCCAACTTGCAGGCGCTGGCCGATGCCGCCGCCCAGTCGGTGCTGATTGCCCCGCGCACACCGACTGCCGTGGAGCAGCAGGTAGGGACGCAGCAGCAGGAAATCAACACGCAGCAGCAGGAAATCAACCAAATCCTCGCGTCGGGCGTCGCGGACCGGATTGTGACGCTGGCGACGAAGGCGATCACGTTCCCGCAGTCCGGGCAGAACTACCGACTGGCGGCGGACTGGTCGGCGGTCGGCGTGTTCAGCAACTTGCTCTACTCGGCGGCGCTCCTGAGCGACAGCGCGGGCCTCGTGGTCGAGCGCAACACGAACGGCACGAACGTGGGCCGGGCCGTCTGGACGGTCTATGTGCCCACATCGGGCGGGTACGGGTACGGGCCGGTGGTCGCCAACCTGTCGCTGATGCTGAAAGGCAGCGGGTGGACCGGGGCGGGCGCGGACGGCATTGCGGCCCAGTGGATCGGGCCGATCCTCGCGGACAATGACGCGGCGGCCTTCGGCATCGGCGGCTTCCCGTTGCGGGCACTGCTGGACGGCGGCGACTTTGCAGGTGCGCCTGGACAGCCCCCGGTGGACGGCGGCGACTTTGCCGGTGCGCCGGGACAGCCCGCCATTGAAGCCGGAAGTTTCTAGGCCGGAAGTTTCTAGGCCGGAAGTTTCTAGGCCGGAAGTTTCTAGGCCGGAAGTTTCTAGGCCGGAAGTTTCTAGGCCGGAAGTTTCGATGTAGAATTCTTAGGAAAGCAAACCATGTCAACACAAATCAAAATCCGGCGCGGGCCAAAGGCGAGTTTACCCACACTTGCAGACGGGGAACCGGCGATCTGCGAAGACACCGCAGAGTTCTACATCGGCACAACGTCCGGCAACAAGCTGATTACCGGGGCAGGACCTGTGGGGCCGGCGGGGGCCACGGGTCCGACCGGGGCCGCAGCGACCGCTAGCGTCGGTGCGACCACGACGGGCGCGCCGGGAAGTCAGGCCAGCGTCACAAACAGCGGGACAACTTCCGCCGCCGTGTTCAATTTCACTGTGCCGCAGGGCGCAGCCGGGGCAACCGGCGCGGCAGGCCCAACGGGGGCAACCGGCGCGGCAGGCCCAACGGGAGCAACAGGGGCGGCAGGCTCGCAGATTTATGTGGCCGCCGGTGTTCCCGCTTCCACGTTGGGCGCGGACGGCGACTTTGACATCAACACGACCACGAGCGACTATTACAAGAAAGCATCCGGGGCATGGGCGCTGCAAGGCAACCTGAAGGGTGCAGCAGGCCCGGCAGGGGCGACGGGTTCGCAGGGGGCCATCGGTGCGACAGGGGCGACGGGACCGACCGGCCCCTCGGGTGCGACAGGAGCCGCCGGAACAGCGGGCAGCGTTTGGACGACGGGCACGACGGTTCCAGTGTCCGCGACCGGCAACAACGGCGACATGTTCCTGAAGACCGACACGGCAGACGTGTATAGCAAGGTCAGCGGGGCGTGGACGCTTCAGTCAAACATTCGCGGGGCGACCGGCCCGGCAGGGGCCACGGGTCCCACCGGGGCAGCCGGGCCGACGGGGGCCACAGGCCAGACCGGCCCGGCAGGAGCGGCGGCGACGGTTGCGCCGGGAACAGCGTCCGCGCTTGCCCCTGGTTCCTCGCCAACCGTGTCCAATAGCGGCACACCCTCAGCGGCCACGTTCAATTTCGGCATTCCGGCGGGCGCGCCTGGGGCAACCGGCCCTGCCGGGCCGACGGGGGCCACTGGTGCGGCAGGCTCAACGGGAGCGACGGGTGCGGCAGGACAAAACGGGGCCGCAGGTCCCAGCGGGCTGGGAAGCGGGGTCGCGGCGGGGACGTACAGTCTCGCGACCCTCACCGTGTCCGGCGGGCAGATCACCGCCATCAGCAGCGGCACCGCCGGTTCCGGCTCCGGGACCGTCACCAGCGTCGGGCTGTCCATGCCGTCCGTTTATAATGTCACGAACTCCCCCGTCACCGGCAGCGGCACGCTGACCGTCACCTATGCGGCCCAAAACCCGAACCTGTTTTTCGCCGGGCCTGCTTCGGGTGCGGCAGCATCCCCCACGTTCCGCGCCATGTCTGTCGCTGACCTTCCCGCGTCGGGCGCGGCGGCGGGGACCTACGGCGATGCCACCCATGTGCCGGTCATCGTCGTCAACGCCAAAGGTCAGATTACAAGTGTCACGCTTGCGGCCATTTCCGCCCTGACAAACCCCATGACGGCGGCGGGCGACTTGATTACGGGCGGCGCGGGCGGTGCGCCGGCGCGTCTCGCCCTCGGCACGGCGGGGCAGGTGCTGACCGTTTCGGGAGGCGTGGCGACCTGGGCGACCCCTTCCGCCAGCGGCGGCGGCACGACGGTTTCCTTTGGCACGCTGGCTGCCCGGCCCGCCGCGTCCACGGCAAACCGGCTGTACGTCGCGACCGACACGAACGAGTGGTATCGGGACACGGGGACGGCATGGAGCCGTGTATTTGGCGCTGCTTCTGCCTCTTGTGTAGTCACACTAAGCACTACGAACGGTAGTATCCCAGGGGGTAATTTTAACATTATCACCTTGCCTACAGTCGTTTCTGACACTGGTAATAACTACAATGCCTCTACCAATATATATACAGCCCCTGTTACGGGTGTCTATCAAATCACTACCAAGTTGCGACCTGCGGATGGCTTACCCGCCAACATAAGTTACGGGCAAGGAGCAGGCATAGCGAATGCGGACGGGCCGCATTTTCAATGGTTCGTTACGACCAGCACCCGCAACGGCTCACTCAACATACGCACCACTCGCCTGACGGCAGGCGACCAGGTACGGATGTATGCCTACGCGGACAGCACACTGGGCATTATAGCCGCTGAAATGGACATCACGCTACTCAGCCAAGCCTAGTCCCAGGAGTAATCCAGGGCAGCATTCAGAGTTTTCAGGACAACCTCCAGGAAGAGTTTCCCTTGCTTATTGCCTCTGTTTCGCCCAAACCCGGCCTGTTCCCGCCGTCCGAGTCTCCGCGCGCCGCGCGCCGCAGACTTGTCGCCCCCTCGGACATTCCCGGCAAGCGGTGGGAAGGCGTCATCGCGAAAAAGCCCTGGGAGTATCAGGTCACAGCGACAATGGCGCACCTCAACACGCCCGAAACTGTGCCGACGGTTATTGAGCTGCTTCGGCTTCAGACCGTGCGGCCCTACATTCTCGTCGTGGACACCGGCAGCAGCGAGGAGCACCTGGCGCGGCTGATGGACTGCGAAGCGGAAGACGTGGAAATTCACTGCCTGCGCGCCCACGCCTACCGGCACTCCTCCGAGCCGGTGGGGGTCGCTCAGGACCTCGCCTACGCGCTTGTCCAGACGGAGTATATGTTCAACACGCACACAGACTGTTTTCTGCGGAGGCGTGACTATCTGAAATACCTCTTGACGATGTGCAGCGCCCAGTGCCCCGCCGTCGGCTACGAAATGTCCCCGCGAGACTGGCTGACCGACTTGTGGGAGGGCATGGTCAGCCACACGGCGACGATGGTCCATGTCCCAACAGTTCATCGGATCGGCGCATCCTGGAACTTCAACCGCGCGCACACGCAGTTCGGGGTTCCCCGGTCCACGCAGGGATGGCCGGACACGGAAACCTGCTTCAACCTGTGCCTGCGGGCGGCAGGCATCGCGCCGCGCCTCATCGGGCACGAAACCAACTATGAGCGGCATTGCGATGACTGGGTAGACCACCCGCGCTCGTATGCCGGGTCCAAAGAGTACGCGCCGGAGTACCACGAGAAGGCGAAAGGCTGGGTGGAAGACGCCCTGCGGGAAGCGCGGGAACGGATCGCGGAGTGGAAGGATCAAGATGTCTGAAGAGATGCCTGAAGAGATGCCTGAAGAGATGCCTGAAGAGATGCCTGAAGAGATGCCTGAAGAAGTGCCTGAAGAAGTGCCTGAAGAAGTGCCTGAAGAAGTGCCTGAAGACGCACTGGACGTTGACCGCCTGAATGCGCTAATGCGGGAAATGACGGACCCTCGCGACTGGCGCCGGGTGCAGGTGTTCCGCGAAATCCGCCGCTTCCCGAAACACTTGATTGAAGCGTCCTTCCGGCGCGTCCGGCAGGCGGCTGGCCCGGACGCGCTACAGGGCGACTACATCACCGACCCTTTGCAGCGCGCCCTTTTTGCACGCCCTACTAGTGATTTTATCACCGATTTTGCACGCCCTCCCGAAGCCGTCCCCGCCGACTTCGCCCTCGCGGTCGTCCTGACGCCCGGCTACGAGCACCTGTTTTCCACGTTCCTGCGCTCCCTGCGCGCCTTCGGCGGCGTCCCGGATGCTACGCTCCTGGTGTTTGCGATTGACGCCCCGGACTTGGGCTTTTCGGCGGAGGAGCTAACGGCGCTGAACGTGCGCGTCATTCCCGGCAGGGGATTGGCACCGTTCGGCGCGTCCATTAAGGGCGTTTTGTACGGGGCCTGGCGCTTCACGGACGCGCGGTACCTCATCCTCTGTGACCTGGACACGCTCGTGGTCGGCTCCCTGGAAGGGCTGCGGGCGACAGTGGCAAACCTGTCGCGCTCCTCCGTCGCCGGGGTGCAGGCATTGGCCCCGGCAAACCCGCTCCTGGCTTCGGCTGCGGAAGACCGGGGGGCAAACGACACGGTCGGCGCGGCGGTGAGGAGCCAGGGGGCGCCCGATTCGGACGTGGAGCTAGTGACGGGTCGCGCCGACCTTGTGGACCGGCCTTACCTGTTCAACGGAGGGTTTGTCGCGGGGCACCGGGAGGCGATGGAGGCGGTTGGCCGGCAGATCGCCGCGTGGAACCCGCTGGCCGTGCTGTGGGCCGAGGGCGGCTTTGCGTGGTTCGCCGAGGAAGTCCTGCTGACCCTCGCCATCCACGCCGTCGCCGACCCCGTTTTCCTCAGCCGCCGGTACAATCTGTTCTCGCACAATGACGCCCCGGAAACGTGGTTTCACTCCGAGATGACGCCGAAGGGCCTGCGCCTCAGCTATCAGGGGCAGCCCGCCGTCCTCCTGCACTTTATGAGTAACCTGGCGGGCACGGACAAGTCCCCGCGCCTGATGCTGCCGAAGATGTACGAACAAATCATGGAGGGTTATGCCCTGCATGGGGGAGAGGGAATTTGAGCGCCATTAGAGATTTAGCAGGCTTCCGGGCTAGTTCGCTGGCCGCCAATGACGACGCTTCCGCCCCAAGTACTGCCCTGGGCTTTCCGGTCAACTACTTCGGGACGATGTATTCCGCCGTTTTTCCGAACAACAATGGCAATATCACCTTCACGTCCGGGCAAGTCACCTACACGCCCTACGGGCTGACCGGCGGCGTCCCGCAGCCCATCATCGCGGCCTTCTTTGCGGACGTGGACACACGCGCAGCGGGGTCGAGCCTAATGACCTACGGGCAGGACGTGGTGGACGGGCTACCCTGCTTCGGCCTGGACTGGTTGGGCGTCGGCTACTTCAACTCGCGCGCCGACAAGTTGAACCGCTTCCAGCTACTCCTGATCAGCCGGGCGGATGTGCGGACGGGCGACTTCGACATTGAGTTCAATTACGAGCAAATCCGGTGGGAAACCGGGGACGCGTCGGGCGGGGCAGGGGGGCTGGGCGGTCAGTCGGCCCACGCCGGCTACAGCTCCGGCAGCGGGCAGCCGGGCACGTTTTACGAGCTTCCCGGCTCCGGCATTCCCGGCGCATTCCTAGACGGCGGGCCGTCCGCCCTTGCCGCGCATTCCCTGGGCAGCGACGTGCCGGGGCGCTACCGCTTCCAAGTCAGAAACGGCGTTGTGTATGGGAGGGTGGCGCCGCCGACCGGCCTGGCCGGGCAGGGGCACTGCGATGGCAGTGTTTCGCTGACGTGGAATGCGTCTTGACAATCCCGTCCGGTTGCTGTATAATGCCAGTAGATTTCCTCGGGTGATTTTACGAGCCATTTTCAGAGGCCCCAGCGCCTCCGACAGGCCCTTTTCCGGTACGCTGATTTTTGTGATAAAATCACTTGTCAGCGCCTCCGGCAGAGCGGCACGTCGGAGGCGCTATTGTTTTGTTCGGAGGCGCTATTGTTTGTCTGTTTTTTTGTTCGGAGGATTTAGACCGTGACAACTCCACGTCCATAAATGGACGGGCTTCTACGCTATCAAAGTAGCGAGGCTATATTGTCCTAGAGCCTTAATGTTGACGGCGGCATTGGTGTCTCGGTCAAGCACGAGGCCACAACTGAGACACCGATGCGTTCGCACCGACAGGGACTTCTTGGCGATGTTTCCGCACCCGCTACACATTTGAGACGTGTACGCAGGATTGACCGAGACGACCAAACGACCAGCACTTTCAGCCTTATTCGTTAGGACGGAACGGAACATTGACCAAGAAGCATCAGAGATAGACTTGGCGAGGCAGTGGTTCTTAACCATGCCCTTGACATTGAGTTTCTCAACGGCGATTGTGCCGTAGCGATTGACCAGCCTTCGGGCTGTCTGGTGAACAAAGTCGTGACGGCGGTTACGAACCCGCTCATGGATACGGGAGACAACCTTGCGGGCTTTCTTTCTCTCACGGCTTCCGCGCTTTTCGCTAAAAGCCGAGGCTCGTTCTCGAATACCTTTGAGGTCTTCCAGAGCGATTGCCTTGCGCGAAAGGAGTGCATTCTGAACAAGTTGCTTGCTGATGTTGTGGTTCACCCACCTCTGATAGTTGGCCGTGCGTTGGCGCATTCTCTGCAAGTGCTTTTTGGCGTTCTTGGTTCCCTTGCTTTGCAAAAGAGCGCGAATACGTTGGGCACGGCGGCGAACAGCCTTGACGGGTTCACCGCTGTAGGCACGGCCTTCGCTGTCGGTTGCAAGTTGGACAATGCCGAGGTCAACACCGAGAACGCCGTCCGTCTCAATCAGCGGCGGGTCAGGAATGCTGACCGTCGCCATCAGGTAGAAGTGGCCATTGACAAAGGCCAAATCACTTTCGCCCTGCTGAAAAGCAAGAAGGCCGCGCTGGTACTCACCGCACACGAAAGGCAGTTTCAGACGACCCTCTACCGACCAGATGCTTACCTGCCCCTTGTCAACATACCACCGCAGGATACGGCCATCAAAGGCAATCGCCCCCGTGGGCAGAAACGTGCGCTGAGTGCGCTTGTCCAGCTTGTAGGAGTCAGCGACTTTGCCAATAGCACGAACAATAACCTGTGCGGTCAGCCCCGAAGAAGCACGTTGAGCCGCGTACTGACCTTTGTGGAGCGGATACTGCCCGAAAGTCTGGTTTGCCCAGGCCCATGCGCTCAGGCTGTCACAGACGGCGTTGGCGGCCTGCATCGTTCGCTTCAAGGCGTCCGCCTGCTCAGGCGTTACGAGCAGTTTGACTTGGGCAGTAAGTTTCACTATACTGACATTATACCCGCAATCACGCAGGCTTGTCAATGCCAAACTAAACCGATTGGGCAATTCCTCCCCCGCGTAAACGCAAGTTGGGGTCTCCTTGCCCGCGTCCGCGAAAGGACTTGAACCATGACCAAATCCCCATCATCGGCAGAACGCGCGGTATTTTGGCAGGTCGCACTCGTGCACCGCCTGCGCTTTTTGCACCTGGAAGCGCACATTGACTGGCTGGAGATCATCGTGTTCGGGGGGCTGATCAACCTGTCCACGTCGTTCACACAGCTTGCCGCGAATGACGCCCTGGACTCGCGCTACACGCTGCTCTGGCACGTCCTGCCCAGGTTCGGGCTGCCCAAGTGGGACGGCGCAGCCCTGGTCGTCGCGCTCCTGGCCCTGGGGGAACTCTACGGCGTCCTCTTTGGGCGGCTGAACCTGCGCGTCTGGATGCAGGGCCTGGGAGCGCTCACATTTCTCGGCGTGTGGCTCAGTATTTCGCTGTCCACAGTCTACTCGATTGTCTGGAAAGACTACTTACTGTTCATGTGCGCCGCGCTCTACACCTGTTTCCGTCTGAATGCTCAGTACGCGAAGTCGAGACAACGAAAGGCGCGCTCCTTATGGTTAATCCTGAAGACGGGAAAGACATCGTTGTCGCCGCGCTAAGCATCGTCTCCGGCCTGATGGTGGTGATTGCGGGGCGGCAGCGGCGGGGGGCGGCAACGCAGGAAAAAAAAGAAACAGATGCGTACCTGGAGGCGCTGGAAAAGGCGCTGATTTTAGAGGATATGGTGCGGCGGCTGGCCTGGATCGTTGTCGGTAGGTCCCGCCGCTGCCGCCAGCAGCAGGCGGAGATTCTGGGGGTACTGCGTCACCGCGACTTTGACGGCAGGGAAGCGCTTGTGGAAGAACTGCAAATCGTCTTTGCCGAAGCAACCCACGCGCCTGATTTCCCGCTGAAACCTACCGCAATCGAAGAGAAAGAGGACGCCCCTTGAAAAAGCTCACCATCAGCCAGATCGTCGCCGCATTAATGTTTCTGGTGTCCATCGTGGTCCCGTCCGTCGTCAAGGCGTACAGCGATGCCCATGTCCCGCTGTCGCCGCTCGTGATCTCCCTGGTGGGAGCCTTCACGACTATTGTTTCCGGCCTGTGCCGGTCGCTTCTGACGTCGTTTTCCGGCACGGAAACGGGGCTGACGACCGGCCCGGACGTGAAGGCGCGGCGGGCGGCGGAAAGCGGCCCGCAGGCAGGGAAGCTGGGGGCAGCCCCGGCCCCCGGCACGGACGGGCCGGAAGAGCACCCGATGCCGCCTTACGAAGACGCGCCCCAGTAACTTGTCCCCAGTGACCGCTCCCAAAGAAAAGGCTGCCCCATGAGCGAAACGAAGTCGAATGCCCAGAAACTGCACGAGGCGGTGCGGATATTGAAGCAGACCTCGAACGTGCATAACTGGTGCCTGCGCGACACACGCGCGGCCCTTCTGGGCGCATTTGGCCGCCCCATGCTGCCCCAGGCCATGCCGTCCCCGCGCAACACGGCCATTGAAAACTTCCGCGCGCTTCGCCAATCCCCGGCCCGCTTCGGCTGGCAGGCGGCCCCCCTGGACCTGTCGCGGGTGCAGCTCGTCTTCTTCGACCACTGCGCGCCCCTGCATGACCCAGAACGCTTTGCGGGGCACGTCGGCGTCTCGGACGGCAAGGTGATCTACTCGTCCTGGGATTACCCGTGGTCGGACTACTGGCACAGAAAGATCGCCGGGGCCTTTGAGCCGCTGGAAATAAAGAGCGTGGAAGCCGCCCCCGCAATGGACGTGAACAAAACGCTCCTGCCCGGCAACAAAACGCTCACAAAAGCGCTGACGCCCGGACACCTACTGAGTCCCGGCACACTGTCCGCAGGGCAGGCCGCGAACGTGCCCCTGAAGGTCTTCCTGAGCACCACGCACGAGGCGATTTTGGATGACCTGCACGGCGGGTTGCTGGCCTCGGACGGACTGACCGTCTTTGCCGCCGCCCGCGTTCGCCCCCTGCTGGGGGTTTTGGCGCAGCTCGGCTTCGGGGTGTCCGTCAACGACGCCCACGCCGACCGAGCCATTGTGCTGACCTTGACGCCGCCCTTCACGCCGACCGAGGCTCCGCAGGCGGAGCCTCTTGCTACGGAGCTTCCTGCTGCTGAAGGCCACACGGCGACAGACTACATTCCCGCAGGCGTGCCCGCAGGCCCTTCCGCCGCGCCTACAGACCCGGCCGCTATTGATCTCTCTATTGATCTCTCTCCGGCAAAGGAACAATCCGTATGAACCTCACCATTTCCAGCCCACAGATTGCCTGCACCACAGACCTGGGCGAAGTGGTCTGTTCCTATCAATTCGACACGGCTGCTGGTTCAAGTGGGGCTGTCACGCTCCAGCTTTTTGTCCAGCGTACAGGAGACACCGACTGGCAGGACATCGGCCCTGGCGCACAAACCGTTTTGACGCTGGCAGACGGCGCACAGAATCGGGGATCGTGGCGAAAAACTCTCCCGAAAGGCGACTATACGGGCGGAAACCTCATCCTCTTTGTCGCCGGAACGGGCTACAGCCAGACGGCGTTCCAGCAGAATGTCCCCGTGGCGTTCGCCATCGCCACCAGCCAAACCCGCGTCACGAAGCCCACCATCGAAATCTCGCAGGCATCCGTCATGGACAAGGTGCATGTGCCTGTGGTCATCAAGTTCCCGAAGAATTGGCGGCAAATGGCAGGCTACACCGATGCTGGATTTTGGGCGATGGTCAAGGGATCGGCAGGCTTCCAGCAGGCTTGGGCGGCTTTCGGCGACGGCGATGCGAATGTCAAGCAGGGAACTGATCCCTTTGACGACTACGCCCGCATGGACCTGTTCTTCGATCTCTCCCTCCCGACTGCGCCGGGCCTCTACAATTTGCAGCCGGGGCTGTTCAAGGCGTCCTGGGAAATGCTCTGCTGGGCATGGCCTGGCTTTAACTTCGACAGCGGCGATTGGGTGGACAAAGGCGACCCGTCCAGGTATCCGCGACTTGCCGACGCGCTGGCCCCACTGCCCGGCCTGCCGCTGACCCTGGGCGGCAACTACGGAAACGCGATCAACTGGACGATCACGCCGGAAAACAATAGCGCGGCGTTTTTCCGGCTGCTGGCAAACATTGGCCTCAAGGTGCTGCGCGTCAACTACAACGCCGACCTCGCCCTAAACGAACCGGCCTACTCCCATCAGGTGCAGCAGGTGGCCTACCATATGCTGCAAGGGGGCCTTGTGCCGTGTCTCGCGCCCCAGGAACTCCCCGCAGGGGCGACAATGGCCGACCGAGAAAACAACCTGGTCACGCTCAGCACGCGCATGGCGCAGGCGTTCGCGGGGCTACCGGTCATCCTGGACGTGCTGAACGAGCCGCACCAGTACGGGACGTGGGCGGCCTGGAAGCCGGTGGCCCAAAGGTGCTGCGAGGCGATCCGCGCGGCCAGCCCCCATGCCTACATCACGGTTGGGTTTGAGGGCTACAGCAAGGACGGGCGGGCGGCAAGCGCAGACCCCCTGCCGGACGGATTGTGCGACGTGTACGGCTGGCATCCCTACCTGCCCGCAGAGCAGATTGTGCAGGCGGCGGGAACGCTCCCGGTGGCCGCGTGGGAATACCATGACGGCTCACCGGAGTTCCACGCGGCTCTTACCCAAATTCCCAACCTGAAACTGATCGCGGCCTGGGCATGGACAACTCCCGGCCAAGACGAGATCAACCTGCTGGACAGCACGGCGGGGGGGATGCTCACGCCCGGCACGGTCGGGTTGCAGATACTCCGCTGTTACCATCAGTGGCAGATGGCCGAGACGCTTCCCGCCCCGGCCCCCACGTCCACCCCGCCGCCGGACAGCGCCGCGCACCCGGTCACAGGGGCGACAGCCCAAGCGCCCACGCCGAGCGGACTCACCAGCGCTCAGGTGCAGGCAATCGCGGACTCGGAAATCACGCTCCACCTGGCGGACGTACAGGCGCTCACCCAGCAGGAGCAGGCCCTGTCGTCCCAGGTGCAGGACTTGGCGGCGCGGCTCGCGGCGGCGGAGGCGAAGATCACGGCGGCGGAGGCGAAGATCACGGCGGTGTCGGCGCGCGTGGACAGGTTCAAGGCGTGGGCCGACGGCTTCCAGGCGTGGGTCATGCGGCACGTCAGGTGACAACTCCCCGTGGCTAAAGCCAGGGGCTTCCGCCTGACACGCAGGCGACAGCCTCTTAACCGAAGCGGGGGCTACTCTGGACTTTCACCACGGCCATGTTGTCCCAGGGCAAGTGTTCGTTT